AGGGGGAACGTCCAAGGAGCAAACCCTGCCGCGTTGCTCAAGACCGTGCTCTGCTGGATGATCAACCCACTGGGCAACCTAGAAAATTGGGCCTCAATGTAGTTCCCCCCCTTGAATGCATCCGCCAACTTCTTCGGCGTCGTCAACACGGTATCGTCGGTCATCGCCTGAGCCTGCAAAGTGCTTGCAATGCCCGCGCCCAATGCCACCCAGTTAGCACCATCAGCATCTGGATTCGTCGTGTTGTTGTCGACGAGATTCAACCAGCTGCCATTCCCGCTCGCCTCGGCCAGAACCGCGCCTTTAGGATAGCCCCCCACGGCCGTCGAGAATGCAGCATCAAACGGATATCGGCCGCCCGCCTGTCCCCACCGTACAGCCGCGCTCAAGAAATTGAGGATTCCATTGAAGTCGGCACCAGAGGGGGGTACGCCACCGGCAGCCAATGGTGTCATCGTCAATGGCGGGAAACCATCAGTGAACGACGCCGCGCCTGGGGTGACACCGATCTGTGAGGCCACCGGGATTGTGCTCTTGGTTCCGCCTTGTGCGAACGGCACGGCGGATTTGATTGGTACGTTGCTAGCCTGCATGGATAAGCCCCGAAGAAGTGAAAAAGACACCGGATCCAAAGGGCTGCATCAGCCCTTCGTTGAATCCGAAAGTTGTGGATATGTCGACCTGCAACAGGTTGGCCAAGACCGCCGCAGGCTTGGGAATAGCGCCGGACTGAGTCAAGATGGCGATCTCGTACGGCTCTAGCGCAAACTCGAACACATACCGAAATTCCATGTATCCCGTATCAGAGACATAACAGCGGCCACGACCCGCAAAGAGATTGGACAGCAGCCGGTTCAAACTGGGCGACGTGCAATCCGAGATATTGGCCAGCGCCTTGACCAGGATCAGCGTGCGATACGCGTCATCGGCAAGCCGATATGTCTGCGTGGCCTGCTCGCCTGTGTAGAACGGCGCCTGATTGAAGGGCTGCCAATTCAGCGCCTCGTCAAACCCCAGATATGTGACGTCTCCCGGTATCGTCAACATCCGGCCGACGTCCACGATCCTGCCCCAGATGTCCAGCCCGAAGCCCTGCGCGGTCTCGACGTTCCAGACGAAGTCATGGAACGCGTCGAAATCGGCGTCGGGATTGATGTAGTCGTCCATGTTGTTGATCAACTGGACGAGCGTGGGGCTGTTGGCGTATTGACTGATAAGGGTCCGGGCCGCCAGCCCCGGCTTAGGCACGACGCTCATATCAATGTCACCGCAATATCGTTGGCCGTGATCGTGGGCCGGCGGTTGATCGGAACGGCCAGGCTGGCGGCCGATGGCGTGTCGGAGCCCAGCAGCAAGGACAGGATGGAGACCACGGGGCTGAGCACCGAAATGGGCGCGTAGAACCGGCTGGCATAAATGGTCGATCCGATGCGTGCGCGCTGCCCGCCATCTCCGCCGTTGAAGGCGTCCATGATCGCCTGCTTGGTCAAGGCCACAATGTCCGACGGCAGGGCTGGGTTGTCCGCCAGCTGCACCGCGAAACGCACGGGCAACGCAGCAGGGGTTTCCCATGTCACGACATACGACGGGTAGGGATAGGCATATCCCTCCTTGTCCTCCACGGTGTACGAGGTGTTGCCGTTGTAGTCGGAGCCATTGCTCTTCTTGCGCCAGATGGCGTCCGCGATGTCCGCCGCCTCGCCGCCCGTCACCGCGACCCAGATGGAGTGTGGACGCAGGACGACGCCGCCTACCGTCTTCGGCACGGAGAGATCGTTCTCCGTCACGTAGGCGTCGATGACGCCCTCCACGTTCGCCACGTTGGCGTAGATTGCGGGGATCGAGCCGCGGGCGTTCAGCGCCACCGACTGCCGCCGGCGCTCCTCGAACTCGGCCCGGCTTTCCACATGGCTGCCCACCGTCCCGGCATCCGCGTTCGACACCGAGTCCCAACCGGGAATGGCCTGATAGATCTGGTTCAGTGCGCCAGGCGCGCAATCCACCGGCCCGTCGACCGAGCAGGCGAATGGCAGGTCGACGCGTCCGCTGGCCGGTATCGTTCCCGCCTGCGTGCACAGGTACAGATTGCCATCCACCGCCTGCGCGCGCGCGCCCACCGGTATCGTCACGCCCGCCAGGCCCGTGCAGGTGGCGATGACGGCGGTGGGCGTACCGGGCTTGCGGTCCAGGAAGTAGATCCGCCCGATGGCGTCCTGCATCCGCCCTTGCGCATAAGCCGGGTCGACCTGGTTCACGTAGGCCGCGAACTCGTTGTTCTTGTCGCCGATGATGGCGGTGGTGCTGGAGGCCAGCTGGCCCTGGGGAGTTTCCAGCGCGGGATTCAGCCCGCCACCGAAGGCCGCGTCCATGTCGGACAGGACGCCGGCAAGGATGGCGGATTCGCTGGGCAGCACCAGCCCTTCCGGCGTGAACTGCACGCGCGGCACTTTCGAGATGTTCGGCATGGTTTCCTCAGAAGCTGACGGTTTGCGTCGTTCCGTCTTGCAGGGTGATTGCGACATAGCCCGCCAGGGCACGGTCGGTATAGGAGGTCAGCGTGCAGCCCGCGTCGGCCACGTCCGGGACCGTCAGCGCGGCTCGCCGGACGTGTTCCCGCACCAGCGCCAGCGGCGGCTGATGGCCCAGGAATTCTTCCCAGTACGGAACGCCCGAGGCGGTGTTGTAGAACAGCTCCCCCTTGAAGAGCTTGATGGCGCTGGCGACGTCTTGCGCCACGGCGTAGGGCTTGGACGCCAGTGCGATATTCCCCGCGGCATCGAGCACCAGGTCCCAGGCCGTCCGGTCTAGCAGCATCGTGTTCAATTGGGCGCTCCTGTGTTTTCCGGCCCGCTCTGCACGCCGGAATGCGTGTGGGTGCTGCCCACGTCCTTGCCGTTGTTGCGCAGCGTACCCAGCGTGTGCATGTCGCCCTGCCAGGTAGACGTGCCGCCGAAGGATCCACCGCCTTGTTGCACCGTCCCGTTCAGCACGATCCGTGGAGAATTCAATGCGCACTGCGCGCTGGCGTTCAGTTCGATATTGGGCGCGGCCACGGTCACCTTGGAGGGCGACACGATGTGTATGCCGCCCGCCGTGAACTGCACGTACTGCACCGGGGTTCCATTCAACAGACCGCCGAAATACAGCCCGTCCGCCATGTCGTGGGAACGCCAGGAACCGGGGTTGTTCTGCGCCTTCGAGGTCTTCACCAGCGAGATGTCCCGATTCGCGAAAGCCGCCATCCCGATGTCCCCGACCTTGGGATCCAGGATGATGGCGTCCGCTCCGCCCTGAAGGCGAAAGTAGGGAAGACGATGCAGGACGCCATGCGGCACGGCATTGCCGGCGCCATCGAGCTGGTTGACAAGCGGCTGCACATCGACGAAGCCCACGGGCGATAGCCCGCCTGCATTCGTCACCGACACCACCTTGACCAGCGTCGCCGTGCTGACTCGGATCAGCGCCTGGCTGATCAGGAACTGCAAGGCGCCGAACTCGCTGTCACCCTGGCCGGCTTGCGCCAGCCCTGCGTATCCGTATTGCTCAGGCATTGAGGTTCCTTTTGCACACCGCCACCGACTGCCAGACGCCGCCGGGGACCTCCGCATCCAGCTTGTGGGACAAGCTCACAATGATCCACTCGCCATGCGCGGGTTCGACGGTGCTGATGACCTGCACTCTTTTTCCCAATCCGAGATGCGGGTTGTAGAGCGTCGTCAGTTGGAGCCCCTTGCTCGTAAAAGCCGGATATCCGCTCAACCCCGTTTCCGGGGCCACGAGAATCGGATCGCCCTTGCGGTATCCGCCCTCCGGCCAGACTGACAGGACGCCGCGGTCTATCGTGAAGTTGACCCGGGCGGCCTTCGCGCAGCTGCGCAATTGGTCCATGTCAGTTCCGGAAAAATAGGGGTCGGCCAACACATAGTCTTCCCCGCTTTTTTCGCCCTTGTATCCCATCGATTCAGCGATATCGCACATGATTTCTTGCGCTTTTTTCGCACCGGGAAACGACCTGGCGGATGCGGGCTTCACCTGCTTGGCCCCGGCCACCTCGGCCTTGACCGTGAATACGCCCCCTGCGGCCGCCTTGCCCTCTGCACCCATTCCGTAGCCAGCCCAGGCCTCAACGATGTCCCCCTCGTAGACCAGGCAGGGAGCACCGGATTCCCCCCCTGCGTCGATCCGGACAAGATTCTTTCCCCGGCGTTCCGTCATGACGGGCCCTATCGTCGTCAGCTTGTTCATCAGGTCTTGATTCAGTCCGTGGATCAGCAGGGTCATCGGACTGTTTTCGAAGGTCGTATAGGCAGGAATGGTCACCGACATCCGGTAGCCGCTGAGCGTTACGTCCGGCCCCTGCTCGTCGCCGAACTTTCCTTTACCCTGGCTGATGGTCACGTCCAGCCGGCGCTTGATGAAGCTCATAGTTCCAGCGGCTCCAGGTAGGCCAGGACGAAGCGCGATCCGAGATCCTGATACTGCGGGTCGGCGTGGCCCTGGGTGTCCACAAAGGCCAGATCCCCAACGAAGCCCAGGTAAGCAGACCGCACCAGCCGTACTCGATCATGGCAAAGCACCGTGGTCACGATGGGCGCATTGTCGAGTTCAATATCCAGATAGAGTCCCGTCGACTTCTGGTAGACGGCGATCTGGCAGTTCTGCCCGGACAGCACGACGCTGAGCATTTGTGCAGGAACGGGCCTCAAGGGAATTCTCTTCATTGGATCGGCTCCAGATCAGCCACCTTGTTCTGATCGCGCCGGGGATAGGCGTCAATCTCGAACGCCTGTACCTGGCCATTGCTAACTTCATTCGCGCCGCTGGGGTCCTGCGTGGCCGGCGATAGCTGGACGGCCGTCTGCCGGACTTCCTGCAGAGTCAGTTCAACGATCAGGAGGCTGGAGCCGTTCTTGTCGGCGCGGGTGTATGAGTACTTCACCAGGTTGGCCGACGGATAGACGATCTCTGGCGTCGCCACTGAATACAGCTCCGTGCTGCCGACGATGCGCTCCAGCACGGAC